ATGAAATTCGAACCTTCGAAAAAACGCCCTTGCCCCATTTTTTATTATTTTGCATGCGCTCGCCTTTTTCCGCGTCTTTTGATTAGCTCCAAAACTAAGGGTACTCTAGCCCCTGCGTGCTTGCCCCTATTGCCAGCGCTGTGAGCGCCAGGCAGTACGTACCAGCGTGCGATCTTGCTTGCGTCCGTTGCATTGTCTACATAGTGATTGAAGGTTACTAATGTCATGGTTTGGTGTGCCTTCCCCTGGTGGTGTGATGTGGTCAATTGTCCAGTCCCCCCCTATTAATTCTTTGCCACAGATTTGGCAAATAGGTTCAAGGATTGTTTTGGCGTAGGCTCTTGCCTTTGCCCATTCGGTACTGCTATGCCATTCTGCCATTTAGTCCAACATTCCTGACATTTGCAATTACCAAATAATTTTTCGTGATGCTTATTTCCACAGCTTTGACAGATCATAATTGATCACCTCAATTGCCGATAACAATTCAAGGATTATTACTACAAAGAATACGCCCAATAGGAATACTCCCAACCAAGGCGCAAATTCGTAGATCAAGGCTGCTAGTAGGTGTAGCCCAACGATAAAGAAAGCTACAACGATTGCTGCAAAGAATGACTTCATGTTTTCTCTTTTCTGTGTTTTAGATAGCTTATACATTAAACACGCTACCTGTGAAGTGTTTGTTTTTTTGTAGTTCAAAACAGGTTATACCTGCCTGGCTATCAGATCCTTGAGTAAGCCTGTACCAACTGCTTCCGTTATCGCTGGTTTTGCCCTGTATCCAATACCTAGATCCGCCGTTATGACTTTGTGATAATTCCAATGTTCTCTGGTGGTGGAAGTGACCAGATAGCAGGATCGTGGCTGCAGCTACTGGTTGGTGACCAAAGGCTTGCTTAGTCCACCAGTCTGGTATTCCCTCTGGTCTGGACGCTTGGTGACCATGCACTAAACCAAGAACGTGAAACTTGTCTCCAAATACGTCCAGCGCCAGGGATTCGTCTTCGGGCTCTGGTATCAGAACCTTTAACGGGGTTTTAGTTTCCTTAGCTAGCCTGTCTACTTGTCGGGCTATGACAATTCCCCAGTCGTCAATGCCTGGTTGCCCAACTGCTTGCTTGCTAAGTCTAAATTGACAATGGTTAGATCCAATTGTCGCGTAGGTCAAATTGCTGTAGTCCCTAAGCTGCTTAATTAGCTCCCATGTCAAACTGACCGCCAGATCCACTTGGGACATTATGGACTTATCGTTGCTAAAGACTTGTTGCTGGTCTTGCTTGTTGTAAAAGCCTTCGATAATGTCGCCCAGTTCTGCAATTATTATCTGTTCGTATTTGTTGGATTTTGCTAGCTTTTTGATTTGCTCATAGCTGCTCAATACCCTGGCAATAAGATCCTCAGTGTTGCCCCTGGCGTCTACCTTTCCAATTTGAAAGTCTGCCAGCATTACAACCAAAGCACGATCCGAAGCTTCAACCTTAGCTTTAGGCTTTGCCACTTTTCCCTTTGCAAGTTTCCAGGCAACTGGTAGGTTTAAATCTTTAGCAACCTTCAACCTAAAGTTGAACCTGTAGCTTGTTAGCCAGTCACCGTCGTATTTTTGCCAGCGTGATGTTCTAGGTGCTCCGACAATTTCGTATTGGTTTGGATCAAATCCTTGTTCAAGTAGAAACTGCTCAAAGTTGGGGACTTGCCCACTAGGAATACCAGGGGTAATCGCGTAACCAGCTTCCCCGTCAAATTCCAAGGCTGGTCGCCAGTCTTTAGGTGCTTCAATTTTCTGTGCTGGCTTTAGATTTTCGAGCATGAGCACATGCCTTGCCTGTGTCTGGCTATAGAAGTATCGGCTAAAGTCACATTTGCTTGCTCGCGTAGTGCCTTGCTTAGTGCGTTATGGGAAACGTTGCTATCTGCGAGCGCCGACATAAGTATCTCTTGATCAGCTGGTTCTAGCTTTTCATATAAGGATCTAACGGCGCATGAGTAGCGTCTAGGTGTTAGTGCAAATTTTAGATTTTCTAGCATTTTTACCCTTTCTGTGTAATTACAGGGTATTACTGCAGGTGCTATCTGTCGAACGACACGCCGAGAAACTCGCTGTACGTTATCAGTGCACCAATTGGTAGTTGGTCTGCTTCGTAGAACTTATAGGCAACCATTTCGATTACCTGAGAATCGTCATTGAGAACGCCAGCGTCTACGGCGGAATCATTTATTGCCCTGCAGAGCTTGTCTATGTCGGGCTTTGTAGTTGGCAGTTCCCTGGTTACGGTTTTGGGTCTTGGCATGAAAAACATAACGTCCAAGGAAACTGCGCCTGTGAGAGGCTGACAACTGGCATTAGCTTGCTCTAACTTTTCAGTCACCAGCCTTCTCCAAGCAGGCAGATTTTTATTGCTCTCCACCAGAACGATCTTCGTACCACGCCTATAAGCAGCTTTGCTCCCCTGTGGTTGGGGAACGCCTGGAACGAAAACCTGAATCATTAGAACGGCAAATTCTCAAAAGCTTCTGCGGTGGCAGCTTGCTGCTCTTTGGTTCGTACCTGGATCAGCTGAGCGTTTTGTACGTGGTGCTCTACAACCTGCTTTTCTTCACCAGCCTTGTTTTTGTAACTGCCGATTTTGGTAGACAGCTCCCCATGAATCTCTACCCAGTCCAATTCCTGAACCCTATTAGCCATGCTATCTGAGAACCAGCAAGTCCATAGTCTCGAATACTCTTTTCCGTTTACGTTAAAGCTCTCCCAAACTGAAAGCTTTTTTCCTTCCCAACCAATGAGATTTACGTTTCCTGCTATCTGTATCTGTGGCATTGTTTTCCTTTCGTGATTTGCATTTTTAGTAATATATAAAAACCTAATAGTATTTATTAAGTTTCTATGTATTGATTAATAACTATATATTTATTTATTTCTATATATTTATATATATATCTATATAAGGTATCTACTTCAGTTTTTCAATTCTTGCAATAGCCAACTTTAGTAGGGTTGCCAGGTCTGGATCTAGGTTTTTCATTTTGTTTACTTCATTCCAGAGCTCTATTAAAGCCCTCATTTTTAGATCCTCTAACCCATGCGTATAGCCCAGGTTGTAGGACTTGGCTTTTTCTGTGACTAATAGATCCTGAATGTTCTCCATAGTTTTTCCTTTCATGGTGTTAGAATCTTATTACCCTTTCGTGGTGAGGGAAGGCTGGAACTCCATTCACAGCCCTGGGGGATTAGGTTTCTGTGTGCCTAGTCCCCCTTTTCTTATTTGCCCTTTTCCAGCGATTTAGCGACCTGCTTAATGCTGTCTAGTAGTTCGTCATTAGCCCCACCAGCTTCAGCCTCTTTGTAAAGCGCTCTTAGTCCTGGAATGTTTCTAGTCCCAGCTAGAACAGTTGCTTCAGTGATCCAGTCTTTAGCCTTTGGTGGATTGACTTTGGTCATTTCCTCGCGTGAAGGTCTGATTGCCTTTCCCTCTTTGCTTTTGGCTTGGAAGTTTAGGGTTGCTAGAACCCTGCCCAAGGCTGACGTGGCGCATGTCTCTAGTGCGAACTTGACCATTTGCCCAGAAGTCCTGCTTTCTTGAGCGAAGTCGATTGCAGCTGGTCTTGGATCTTCCCTGTCGGTATAAGCCAACGCCTTGACTACAACTTCTGTCTCATTGATCAAGACAATTTCAGTGTGTAATCTGCCGTTGGGGTACTTATTCCAGAAGGCAGCAATACGGTCTGCCACTGGCTCATAATCTTGCATGTTGAACATTATTTTCCTTTCGTGAATGTCAGATATGGCTTGCCCTCGCCTCTGGCTTGCAGCTGCACTAAGGGCTCACCATTCAACATACCTAGCCTAGCCCCAGCCATTTCGGTCATGGCTAAGGATTTGTACTTTTGTAGATTTTGCTCTGCAGCGTCGTAGATTTGTTTAGCTGCGAGTAGATCTATCCCAATGCTTAGCTCCACAGAACGATCTTCAATACCAGGGCTTAGTTCCCTGATTGTTTGGTACGTGCTGTCGCTTCCGTCATAGCTAGGGCACTCTTCTGCGTCTAGCAGGGCACAGAATAGGATTACAGCCCCTTTTACATGCTCCATAAGGGAATCATCCCATTCCACACTAAAAGCCCTTGTAGAGCCACCTGTGACCGCATAGAGGGTAGCAGTGTTTGTGAGCCCAGTTACGAACATGTACCAGAGCACTTGGTACTTGTAGTGCAGGGGCAGCTCTGTCCAATATTGACTGGTGTGCTTTATTTCCAGAATTGACAGGTTGCCGTTGGCGTCTTCGATAATGGCGTCGGGGTTCGCCCTAAAGCGATTATTTTCTACGCTGGCGAAGGTTAGGTTTTCGTGATAGACCTTGATTGTGGGGTATTCTTCCCTGAAAGCTTGAACGATCCCTGGCTCTAGAAGGTTGCCTAGTCTCATAGCCATATTAGCTGGCTGTGGGGGAAGAACTCCAAGCTTTTCGTAGAACAGCGTTACAGCTGACTTAAACGGGCTTAGGTTGAGGATAGAGGCGATTTCAGAACCGCCTATACCTGATTGCCTTTGTTCTAGCCATTCTGGGCTACCTGAGGCGTGCGTGCCGATTAAACGGGCTTTACCAATTTGCTCTATTCGTTTTGCTATTTCCATGTCTGGAAACTAGCACATTGGTCAGACTATTTTTGCCCTGGAATTTCTGGAATTTCAATAACGGTAAAGTCTTCCAATTCGGCGTCTTCAAAGTCGCCTTGGGGATTGTTTACCTGAGTGTTGCTAGCTGCCAGGATTGTGGCTAAAAAGGATAGCAGGGCTGCGACGCTGCTCATTACCGCTTGGCTTTGTTCGTCGGTAATAAACCCTGCTAAAACCAGTAAAGGCACTATTCCTGCAACTGCAGCGTAAATAGCTTTTCTTAATTTTGGATTAAACTTCATTAGAACTCCAATACTTTCAAGGGGTCGATTGTTTTGCCTACAAATACGTGCTCTGCAGTTAAACCTACGGTTAGGTGATCATGAGCCCCACGCGAACACTTGCCAGTATTTCCAACCAGCCCAGCTACGTCTTCAGCCTTGATCTTATCGCCAGACTTCCATTTCGGCTTGCGCTTTAGATGTGAATGTGCAGCAAATAGAATCTTACCTTCGCGCATGAAGCGATAGCTAATTACCCAGCCCAAGCAGTCACTCCACTTTACAAACATCACAGTCCCATTAGCACCAAAGCGAATAGGAAAGCCTTGGGGAATACCAAAATCAAGTCCCCTGTGAGGGTTTGGACGGTTTTCAGTTTCACCGTAAAGGGAAGTAATGCTAGCTTTTGGAAAAGGCGCTTTCATTAGTTTACTAAGTTTCCAACTAAAACTACTGCGAGCGCGGTTAGTGCTGCAGAGCTGAAAGCAGTTATCCAGGCTGTTTGCCAGCGTGCTTTTTCCAATTCCCGTATACGGTCTTCGTGATCTTGAAGCATTTTAAATCCAGCTTTAATTTCAGCCATGTCTGTAACTAGCTGGAGTAATAGGGCTTGCTGGGTATTCGGTCTACCTTGCTCCGTCATTTACTAGCTCCCAATTCAGGTTTTTTTCATTCCATTCGTAAAGCTTTCCGTCACTTGGGTAGGGCTTAGGTGCTGACCACATACAGGTTTGCTCATTTAAAAGCCAGCTTTCGTAAGGTTTTGGCGGTATAAAAGCGTCTCGCTGATGATCGTAAATAAAACCAACGCCAGCATAGTTTTTGCGAATTTTGCCGTTATAGGACGTTCTCTTGCATGTCTGTCCTCTAAAATTACCGTACCAAGTTTCTGGATCTAAGCCTTCAATTATCTCAGTTTCGTCAATACCGACAATTACTTCTGTAACAACATTGTTTTCATCAAGAAATGCGTAATGAGCCATTATGCTGCCCAGCTAACATTTCCAGTACCAGCGGTAATTGTCGTGTATTTTTCATTTGTTCCGACTGTCTGATTAGTAACCCCAGCAGTCAGCCCTGCTCCGACTGTGATTGTGTATGTTGCAGGGTAGCGAAGAATTACAATTCCTGAACCGCCAGATGCTCCACCAAATTGAGTCGAACCGCCAATTCTATTATCCTGTCCCCCACCGCCGCCTCCGGTGTTCGCAGTTCCATTTGTCGGATTCGTAGTTCTATTTCCACCCGCACCCCCGCCAAAAGAAGCAGTTCCCGGAGTTCCTCCGTCATAGGTTGAACCGCCTCCCCCGCCTGCCCTATTCACCGATGACCCAGTAATCGATGAGGCAACTCCTATTCCGCCCGCTCCACCAGTCGTTCCCCCAGAAGTGTTGCCGCCTGCTGCCCCAGCACCTCCGCCACCAGCAGCTGGATAATTTGGAGCAGTTCCAGCACCGTTGCCGCCCTTATATCCCTGTCCTGTTGTTCCCGCTGCCCCCACACTAGTCCAGCCTCCCCCGCCGCCTGAACCTCCGCTTTCAGCCTGATTTCCAGCTCCATCGGATTGTCCATGACCACCTTTAGTAGAAGTGATTGTCGAAAAACTAGAATCGTTTCCGCTAGTTAGAGAAGCCCCTCCAGCTCCAATGGTTACTAAATAATTCGTTCCCGGTGTGAGTGTAAGTGGCGATTCAGCCGAAGCCCCACCCCCAGAAGATTCACCAGTGACGGAAGAGCGATATCCTCCAGCCCCTCCGCCGCTGCCATGTCCATTTCCGGTGCTACCCCCGCCCCCCCCGCCTGCTATTACTAAGTTTTGAACAGAAAGCGGTAGACGGGCAGAACC